GAAGAATGATTAAAGGAATGGCTATCAAGGGTATGGAACCTAAAGAAATTGAAGCTGAAATAAATAAAAAGTTTCCAAAAGCATTTATACCAGCTGGCACTATAGAAAAAATGGTTCCAATTTTCACTGAACACGGAGAAATTAAAGGTGAAAACGTTGCTAAATTCAATGATTGGATGAAAAAAGATGGGTTTTATCCAGCATATGAACCAGCTATTGGTGAAAAAACATTTGCAAATATATTAACTGGAACAGGATATATACCTAAGCATGCTCCTGATTTAGTTGGTGGATACAGTTTAGATGAATTAAAATCTCACAATTATCAATTGGACAAACCACAAAGAGGAAAAGCCCCTAGTCCGAAACCATCTAGTAAATTACCAGATGGAACACCGATTCCAACACAGTATCAAGAAAGATTAAGGTCAGCAACTCCTGGAAGTCCGATATATCATGCTTTGATGTCTAAAATTAAAAGAGATGCTAAAAAATAATAAAAATATAGATTGCTCTTGAATATTTTTCTGGGAGCAATCTATATTATTTTAAAAAGGAATTATGTCGGATTTTACAAAAATAATAGATCATCCAGAAAAAACTACAATAATTTCTAAACTAGTAAATGGGGAAACCCCAAAAATTGTTGCAGCTTATCTTAAAGATAAATATACAAAACCTGATGAATCTCATCTTAGACTTGGGGCAACCTTATTACAAGAGTTTTTAGATACGTATGCAGATCATCATGGGTATGTAAAAAAAATTATTCAAAATAATGCCGACACAAAGCTTGAAAAAAAGATTGCTGATTCTTTATTAGATACAAGAGCGTGGAAAGAAAGATTATCTGAAACCGTAGAAAAAGAAGTAAATTATCTTGCTAAATTAGATCATTTATTAACCATAATCGAATCTAGAACCGAACAATTATTTGATTTAATTCAAAGCGATCCTGAAGGAACTAGAACAGATTATATTTTTACTAAATATCTTGAAATGTTTATGTTAGCAATTGAAAAAGGTGATAAAATCAGAAATGATAAGCCTGATATTAAAATTGAACATACATATACATTTCAAATGGTAGAACAACAAACTATAGCGTTTCAAGAAGCTATTAAGCGAGTTTTAGATAGATTGGGGCCAGATTATAGTTCTATATTTATGGATTTATTAAGTGAAGAAATGGGTAAAATTAATCCTAAAAAACTGGATCAAACACCAATTTCAAATGAAAAACAATTTGAAAGAGATAGATTAGCAATTGATAAATTAAGTGCAGAGGTTACAGTATTAGATCAAAAATTTATTGAGGAAGATTTGTCTGATGATATTGAGCCTGAGGGGCCAAATGAAATTTAATACATATTTCCAAAATCAATTTGATTCAAATAATTGTGAATTATTGCCAGAAAATATTAAAAAAGATATATTATCTGATTTTGAAAATATGTCTGATCTTGATATAGAAAATGAAGAAGATCAAAGAAAATTTTTCTTGGTAAGAAATTTAGTACCACAGATAATATTATCCATGTGGAATAAAAAAATAAACAATCAAACTGCACAAATATTATCAAGGGAAATATTTAGAAATAGAGATATAAATCCTATTGGAACATTTTTACAATTAATAGAAGCTATTGATCTGGCATTAAAGAAGATGATACCAGAAACTCTTATACCTAAATTAGCATATCCCCAATCAAATTGGCCAATTCAACTTCCTCAATATGATATTGGAAGATGGGTGTCAGCTACACGAAAAATATATGAATTAATGAATAAAGGATATCAACAAGATCAGGCTAAACAAACTGTTCTTGGCAACTGGGAACCAAGTGAACAAATGGACTATAATAATTGGTTAAAGTTTTATAATGAAAAAGTACCTGATAAATATCCAAAATTAGCAACTGCTGATGCTGGGTTTTTCGGAAGTCTTCCAATAAGTGCTTTACGTACTTCTCTACCTTCTTCTGGGAAAATTCCAAATCCTATTCCTGGTGGTGAGGGACATGCTACAAAAGTTTCCCCTGGATTACCACAACATCTTCCACATGATATTAATGATGTTAGAGATACAATTGAGAAACAGCGCAATAAATTAATTGGAAGATTAAATTCTGCAGAAAAATTACTATCAAATATGGATGGCCAATTATTTGCTGGTGATGAGCAAGAATTAATGATTAAATTATTACATGATTTAAAAAGACGAATACAAGTAGCGAATAAAAGAACTGTAAAATCTTCATTATTTGAAGATCAAATTTTCCTTACTGCAAATTATTTACAATCATGTGGGAAAACCAAAGAAGCTGGTTTCTTTTATAAAATCGCACAGTTACCACCATCTCCATTAGATGATTTTGCAGGTATGCCTTCAGCAGATGCGGCTCCAGGAGCAACACCAGAAGAAACGCCAGGAACTGATGAGGGCAAAGGTGATAATGAAGCAACTCATAATTTATTAAAAGATTTTTTTGATAATTTATCTAAAGGTGTATCAGGTGATCCTATGGATACTCCTGAAGAAAGAAAAAAAGCAGAAATTACTTTAGGTAAAGGAAATTGGATATTAAAAACAGCACAATTACCTCCTAAACCTGTGTCTCAAGTTCCTGAAAAAATAGCGCCTAATAAAGTAAAAAATGTATTTGTGCCTGAACCAGAAGATAAAGAAGAAATTCCAAATGATTCAACTGATGATATAATTGAAGCGGCATTATCAAATGTTACAATTGATGATGTAATTAATCGATTAGAAATGTTAGTTTCGGTATATAATCAAAGAGAAATAGCAAGACAATTAGGAATTTTAGATATAATGATGGATAGACTTGGTTTAGCATCATTCTTCCCGGCATTAGGTGAGGCAATGTCTAAGGCATTAGAATCCAATCAATATATTGGGAGTCGTTTAGGAGATATATTAACACAGGTAAGAGGATCTGTAGATACGCCTGGAGCATCTGAGTGGGTAGAAGTAAATAAAAAAGAAAATCCTCAAACATCGGAAATTAGAAAGAGATTAGAAGCTCAAAAAGAAAAAGAGCAAAAGAGAAAAGATTTAAGAAAACAAAAAGAAGATGATCAGGCTGAAGGAAAGCCAACGTCTAAATCTCCTGGTGCAGAAGTACCAATACAAATTCCGGTAGAAGAAACTGCGGCATTAAGAGAGCCTGCAAGAATTGAAAAATCTCCAAAAATAAATACAAGGTAATTTAAATGTCGGTAGTTGATGTATTATTAGAAATAAAAAGACTTGCCAAAGATAATGGGTTATCTGATCCATATATTGTAGGTGGTCTTCCAAGAGATAAAATACTAAATCGTTCTTATAAAGTACAAGATATAGATTTAACTACTGGGGATGAGTCTGTTAATAAATTAGCAGAATTAACATCTAATACATTTAAAACTACACCAGTAAAATTTCCTGATGGTCATTATCAATTAATGATTGATAATATAAAATATGATTTTTCATCTAATTTTAATTCTCCTGATGTATTATATTTTTTAAATAAAGCTGGAGTATCTAATCCTACACCAATGCAAAGAGAATTATTTAGTAGGGATTTTACTTGTAATACATTAATTATTCCAATGAATTTACGAAAATTATTAGATCCTACAGGTTTAGCGTTAGAAGATATTAAAAAGAAAATATTAAGAACACCATTACCACCAAGAATAACATTAAGAGACGATACTAAAAGAGTTGTTAGAATTATATATTTAGCAGCTAAATTAGGATTTACAGTAGAACCAGCGATTATAAACTGGGTAAATAATCATCATGAAAAGATTGCAAAAGAAGTAACTAAGGGTTTTTCAAGAAGAAAACTAGCGGCAGCAGCTAGAGCTGATTTTAGTAAAACGGTAAGTTTATTAAATAAAATGAATTTATGGAATGTAATTGCTATTCCAAATATTATTGTTGAAAATAAGTAATTATATTGTTACCAAAGAATTTTAATTATTTAACCTGCATTTTCCGGTAAAAAGTATATGTCTTGTAAATTTGCATCAATAAGAAAAAACACAGAAGAATCTTGTCCATTTGGATTACCAATTCCATTTGGGTGTAAATGTGCAGGCAAAAACACTAATCAGATGGCACCATTAAATATAATGGGAGATCAATCATCTGATGAAGAAAAAGAAATGATATCGGCAGCGAATACAAAATTGTTAGCTTGGAATATATTACAAAATCCAGAAAAACCTTCACAATGTCCTTATGCTGGAATGTTATTAGAGAAAAACGATGCTGTTGAGTGTAATTATGAAGACTCTGCACCTGGGCAAGGACCGGCACAAGCATTACAAGCTGCACCATTTTATGGGAAAGTATTTAATGGAGGAATGTTGGGAGGTTTATTAACATCTCCTCCAGGATATTATTCAGATTATAATGTTTCTAGAAATAGTTATTTTGGAACATTAAGTTTGCAAGGTGAAGATAGAAAAGAAATGATTAAAGTTTTAGCAGAAAAGATTAATAAATAAAAAAGAATTCTTTGGTAAAAACTTAGTAAATGTAAAAATACTAATAATATGGAATAATTATTGATGTGAATGAGGCTCCAATGATAGAAAAGATTGCACAGTTTAATGACTTAAATGATTTAGATATTGGTAATTTTACATTTCCAATAAGTGAGCTTCCTCCTATTGAAGTAGAGGATATTATTGAAGTATCTGAAGATGATCAACCAGATGAAATTGTTTTTATTTTAGATAAAATTCCTGGTGCTCCAAATGCGCAAGAAATAGTTGTTCAACCAGAAAATGAAGAAGTAGAAGTTGATGCAGATCCTGAAGAAGATAATTCTTGGAAATGGACACATGCTACATTTCTTAATTGGTTAAAGAAAATGTTTGATAATGTTCCTTCTCATTCAGGGCATGACACAACAGGTTGTGAAAAAGCCATTTCTTATCTTGATGCTTTAAATAAAGAAATTACTAAAGCAATGCGTACTGATTATAAAAATGAAATTGATTCAAAAAAATCAGAATTAGTACGTGAAAAAATTTATGAAGGAACTAACAATTTAATTGAAAGACTTGATAAAATAAATAATGAGAAATATAAATCATATAATAAAAAAAGCTGGGAAGTTACAACTGGAATGATTAAAGAAGGTCAAAAATCAACGCGTATTAATGGAATTACAATTACAGTACCGTTGTTAATTTCTAGAATTGCAAGAGTATGTATTAATAGTGTTGTATCGGCTGGTCATTCATTAGAAGATACATTTGATGCGCAAGTAAAAGAATATGATTTAACAAACAGGGAACAAGCAGAGCTTTCTCAATTATTAGCGGATATGGGTTTTGCAATTCAACAAGATCGTGGATATCCAGTTGGAACACATGTTGATATTAGAAAAACTGATAATTTTGATTGGTCTTCACAACTTCGTGGCTAAAAGGAAAATATGAGAAACACTGATGGTACTTTTTATAGAACAAATGAAATTAGTCGCGAGTCTAGCAGTTGTCCAAATTGGTTATCACAATTTGCTGAACAAGCAGCTCTACAAGAAATAATTATTCAACCATCTCAAATTAAAACAGCTTCAAAAACTGCAGTTGAAGTAATGCGAGAAAGGCAACCGTCTGTATATGAAATGATGAGTGCAATTGTAAGTAAACAAAAACCAAAATATAGTTCTGTTGAAGAAGCTGTAAAAGATTATCAAAAACGTACAGGTTTAACAGATTATTTACAAAAAAATAAATCTACCTTATCTTTAATTGCTCAAAATATTATTACTGAAGCATCCGCGAATAATGATGACGAAGATGAAGATACTAAAGATGAAGATGAGGAAGTTTGTATTGATGAAGATAATGAAAAGGTTATGAAAAAAAACCCTTTAGAAGGAACTGATTTAGAATCATATATTATTGGTCGTTGGCATTCGCACAATAATAAAAAAGATAATACATCTACTGATCTTGAGTCTATTTTAAAATATTTGGAAGATAACTCAGAAGAAGATAGCTCTAATGTCGAAGATGGTAATTTTGATATTGATAAATTATTTAATTATATAAATCAATTATCTCCTGAACAGCCGAAAATAATTGTATTAGAAGTATCTTCTGATGAAGAAGAAGATTCTGAAGAGGATGATAAAGAAGAAGATACAGATGATGTTCGATGGGATGATAAAAAAAAAAGCCTAGTTGCTGAGGGACAATCAACTGAAGATGATGTTCCAGAAATATTAAAAAACTTTCCCGCAATAAAAGGTTATATTGTTAATATAATTGATACTAATTATGGTATTCAAGTACCCGCTGTATTGCATTCTATTGTAGAAACCTTTGGAAGAGATGGGATTAATCAACAAATCTTTTCTGATAGGGAATTAATGTCGTGGATTAATAAAATATTAATTGAAAAACGACACTCCACAGAAGCCACACCAATGCAATTAGGTCGTGGCGTGGGAATTCAACAAGAATTTTCAGGATCTAAAAATTCAGACGATCCTTTCTCTCTCCTTTCTCCAAATAAAGGAAGTTATTAAATTTCTTTGGTAAAAATATAATAAGGAAGACAAACCATTGGTAAAACAATTAACAGGAGAACAAAGGGCAGAAAGCGTACTTGATGATTATCAAAGTATAGATTTGGATATTAATACTTTAATATCTAAGTTTGTTATACCTATTGATCGTTTGCGCAGTCATAATTCCCCAAATGTTTCTGGTGAATTAAATCAATCTCACCTTTCTTCCTCTTCTAATTTGCAAGAAAGTAGAGCGCATGCCTTTTATAGAATGTTAGGTCTACCTTCAATTACTCCTACTGGTAAATTTTTTAATCCTGGTTTTAATCCTTTAAAATCTTCTACCGACCTACAATCTCAAGAAGATATAAATAAACAAATACCAACAAATGTAAAATTTGCCATAGATTCTAGAGAGTCTGATTCAAGAGCTAGATATAACTTCTTCTCAGTTATTAATACTAATTCATCCGTTTATAGTTTGGCCTTAGCCACTCCTAAAGGCCAAAGACCTTTTATGTCTATGGATGAAAATATTGATGCTCTTACTAATGTGGATTTACAAAATAGTAAAATACCTATTAGAAGAACATTTATCTCTACTAGATATAAAAAAACAGATGGTTCCGAAATTAATAATACTTTCGATACCGTTTCTCATAAATTACGCCCATTTATGACAGATCCTGTTATATCTGCTAATCTTGACCCAAAGTCAGGATCTGCAAGCATAATGGTAGGCGTTCCGTTTTTGGATAAAAAAGACACAGAGTTTGAAAGAAACAAATATGTAAAAAGACCAGGTTTAGAATTTATATTACGACTTAGATTAAAACAACAAATGCAATCTGAACAATCAGGAGCAGTTGATAATATTAATTTAAGTATGTTTGAATTAGATGTATCAAATAAAAACCAAAGAGAAATTGCAGCTACATTAACAAATGCTGGTGTAAATGAAGCAGATGTTAATCAAGTATTAAAAGGAACATCTTTATTAGAACTATATACTTTAAATGATTTAGTAAAAACATATAAAGGTTTAGTTTCATTATATATAAAAAATGTAGAAATAATAGAACGAGTATATAAACAAATTATTTGGATTCCATTATCAAATGAAGGTGGACCGGAAAAAGGAACAGAGGTTTCTACTGGTTTTGTAATTCCAAAAACATTTCTTGATAGTTGGGAAATCGAGAGAAGAATTTTACAATTAGAAACAAAATCAGCTGCAGCAAAAGCTCAAGTAGATATTGGTGATGATCTTTTATATGGTGATTTTACTATTTCTGAATTTCAAAACTTAACCAATGTATTTAATGATAGACTTCAAGAAGCAAGAAATGAAAGAGACAGGTTAGAAACTGATGCTAGTAATGCTTTAAGAACAATTGAATATATTTCTGGAGAGGTTAGTGGATTAGGTTTAATTGATATTTTAGCAATTTATATGGCCATGTGGTCTATAGATATAAGTGTATTATTAGATTTAATTGACGATCCTGCAGCTAAAAGATTAAATAATATTAAAGAATTACAAACACAAGCTGTAAAAAACAGAGCGAGTAAGTCTGGTAATGCATTAGAAGCTTATAAAAAACTAGAACAAAGAATTATAAGCATTCTTTTGTATGGTGATAGATTATATCAAAGAGCTTTGGGTTCACCAATTGAAGAAGAAGGTGGTGATATTATTAGAGATCAAAACACTACATTCTAAAGGTTTTATCAAAAACAGTTAACAACTAAATATAAAACTTCTTTGGTAAAAACATAAATAATTTAGGATTTAACCATGTCATTTGATTTAAAACTTACATCTGGAGATTTAGTTATTAAGAATGGCGATGTAGATATCGTTGAAGATTCTAATAAATTAGTACAAGATGTATTAAAAATTTGTAGTACACCATTGGGCTCTAATCCATTTTTTAAAGCATATGGAAACCCTATATCTCAAGCTTTAATAGGTAAAGCTTATGAACAAGAGTTTGTTGAAAGTATTGCAACACAACAATTAAAAGCTAGTTTGGATAGATTGCAACAAATGCAATTAGAACAATTAAAACAAAATCAAATTGTTACTCCAGATGAACAAATTGCAGCAATTGCTAATATAGGAATTTCTCAAGCTGCTAACGACCCAAGACAATTTGGAATTACTATTACCGTTATTTCTAAAGCTTTTCAACGTGAAAATATTAATTTTGCAATTTCACTCTAAATTTAAGCTTGTTTAATAATTAAATTTTGTAAAACAGCTAAATCATTCAATATTCTTGCATGTTTTTGAAAGAGTATTTAAAATGAAAGCTGTTGAATCTAATTTTTCTACATTATTTGAACAATTTAAAGATGGTATATTAAATGTAGATCCTATTTATTTCTGCGAAAAAAACTTAAATGTTGACGGATCTGCTCTGACATTAGGTGCTGGTTCTGGTTATAAACCATTCGCAGATATTTATAGATATATTGGATTAAAAGCAATTTCACCAGATGCTAGACCTATTGTTTTAGTAAAGGGTAGACAAGTGGGTGCTACTATTATGGCTGGTGCTATGGAATGTTATTTTGCCGGATGTGGAATATATGGCAAAAATAATAGACCACCAATGAAAATGATGCACCTTTTTCCTACTTTGGCATTAGCTGCAGCTTATACTAAAGATAAATTTGATCCTATGGTAGGATCTTCTAGGTCTATTCCTGGAACAATGAAATCAAATGGTCTTCCAAAATCATTTATGGAAAACCTTTATGATATTGGTAGTCCTGCCAATAACAGTATGCATTTTAAAAAATTCCTAAATGGAAACCAGGTTTGGATAGATTCAACTGGTTTAAATGGAGACAGGGTTCGTGGTAGAAGTATAGAATTATGTTTTTTTGATGAGTGTCAGGATATGACAGAAGTAGCTATTGGTACAGCTACGCAAACATTAACAAAATCTCATTATGGTATGATTGGTGCTGGGGTACAAGTATATTTTGGAACTCCTAAAACTAAAGGTGGATATTATTGGAATATGTGGCAAAAATCCACACAAAATTATTACCATCTTCGTTGTGAAAAATGTGGAAAATATTTTCCTTTATATAGGCCTGATATTAGATGGGAAGATGTTTGGATTTATGGATTAACTGTTAGATGTACTGAGTGTGGTCATGAACAAAATAAATTAGAAGCTCAAGAACGTGGAAAGTGGATTCCTATTACAGGTGGTGATGCAGATGATTGTCCATTTGTTGGATATCATATAAATCAATTATATATTCCAAACTTTACCAGAGAAACTATTGATAAAGCTAAACCAGAAAATAATCCAATTAATACAGAACGCATTTATATGAATGAAGTTCTTGGAGAATTTTTTGATGGTGAAGGTGGTACAATTACTAGTTTGGAAATAAAAACCAAATGTTTAGAAGCAAAAAAGATGGTTAAATATATTCATCCAAATGAAAATAGAAGAGTTTATGCTGGTTTCGACTGGGGCCAAAGATCTGCCCTAGAACAAATTGCGGGTCGTGGTTCTGGAAAATCTTACAGCTGTGTTGTAATTTTAACAGTAGAGGGTTCTTTATTTAATGTAGAATTTGCGACAAGATTAAATAGTAATGATCGTGAATTTAAAATACAAACAGTAGAAGAAATGTTTCGTCGTTATAATATGTCATTGGCAGTTGGAGATATTGGAGACGCATATGATTTAACTCATGATTTACAAAGAATACATGGTGAGAAATTTTTAGCATCTAGGGGTTCACATAGAGTAAATAACCATGTTAAATATGCAGATGATATATGGCCTAAAGAAATAGTTTTTGAAAAAGATTATTATATTTCAGAAATATTGGGTTTATTAAAAGAAGGAAGAATAAAATTTCCTAGTAAAAGCTATGATAAAATAGAATGGTTAATTGAACATTGTGCTAGTATGGATATTAAAATTACTAAAGATAAATCTGGGGAACCAATAAAAAAGTATGTTAAAGGAAGTATGGCAAACGATGGGTTGATGGCATTATTAAATGCTTATTTAGCCTGGAAGTTTGATGTTACTCAAGGGTTTAAAATTAATAATCCTTCAAATATGAAATATGATCTTGCCACTAAAAAACGATCCGCTCAAGCAATTTTGGGATATTTTCCGATGTGATATATAGTTTTAAAGAGAATATAAATGGTTCAAATAAATAATAACAGAACTCGTGCAGAACAGCTTCTTGAAAACAATCAAACAATTTCAAGTCGTTCTGAAAAATTAATGCACCAAAAACAATTAGCTGGATCAAATATTCCTGTAATATCCAATAATATGGTTAGAGGGGTTAGTGCTGAAAGACGCGAATTAATGGAATTACAATTAGAAGCCGGAGAATTAAGAGAGCAAGGTTCTGGGTTTTCTGTTAGAGATTCTGAGGAAAAAGGATTACGAAATATACCAACACAAGCTGGTGTAGTATCTCATAATGGTAAAAGTTTGTTTAAAATAGCAAACTCTAGTCCGTTAACATCTGGAAGTGGTGGTTGGCGTGGTTCTAATGATAGCGTTCAACAAATGCCAGAAATTTATTCTCCATTATGGTTGAACTCAAATTTAAGCTTACCAAGAGATAGAACAACAATTAATGCTTGGTGTAGATCTTTTTTTGCGTTAAACCCCATTGTTCATAATGCTATTACATTACACTCTACATATCCTATTGCAAAATTAAATATCAAATCAAAAAGCAAAAAGGTAGAAAAGCGCTGTAGAGAAATGATGGAAGAAATTGATTTGATGAATGTTTGTGTACAATTAGCCCAAGAATATTGGACGGTTGGAGAGGCATTTGCTTATGCAGAACTAGATGAAAATAAAGGAACATGGAGCAGGTTGATGATATTAAATCCGGATTATGTAAATATCCAGAGAAGTGTCATTGCAACAGAACCAATTATTAGTTTGCGTCCAGATGAAAATTTACGAAGGGTTGTATCTGGTAATTTACCATCGGATATTCAACAAAGAAAGCAACTTGATCCTTCTATTATTGAACATGTTAGACGAAATGAAAATATTCCTTTAAACAATTTTTATGTATCACATATAGCTAGAAGAATTGCACCATTTGAAACTAGAGGAACTGGATTACCAGTATCATGTTTCAGAGCACTAATGTTGTGGGATCGATTAAGAGAAAGTAAATATTATCAAGCAGAGTCTATGATTAATCCTTTAACGCTCATCAAGATTGGAAATCAAGATTTTAGGCCAACACCCGTAGATTTAGAGAGTTGGAGAAATGTTTTTGAATCAGCTGCTTCTAATAAAGATTTTAGAATTTTTACACATGACGCTGTTAGTGTAGAAAGAGTTGGTTATGGTCAGGGTATTTATGATACATCGGCTGATATCACCCAATTAATTAAAGAAATTTATATTGGTTTAATGGTACCTTCAGTAATTATGGATGGTTCTGATACTACATATGCAACCGGTTCTGTAGCATTAGATGTTTTACGACAAAGATATATGCAGTTTAGAGAATATATTTCTTCTTGGTTGCGTAAACGTATTTTTGCTCCTATTTCTCAATTAAATGATGATTATGAATATATTGAAGGAGAAAAGACTTTAATCGTACCAGAGATTGATTGGAATCACATGTCATTGTTTGATATGGACTCTTATATTAATAATATGGTTAATCTTTCTCAGGGAGAAGGAGCTCAAAAAAGAGTATCATTACAAACATTATATAGAAGTCTTGGGTTGGAATACGAAGAAGAACAAAGAAAAATTAAATATGAAGATATTCAAGATGCGATTAGAGTTAAAGAACTTGAAGCATTACAACAGCATGCATTACATGAATTAAGATCAATGTCACCAGGAGATGAAATTGAGCAAATTGCTGATGCACCTGTACCTGGAGAAAGCCCTAATGAAACTCCGCCGGCTGGTGGAGGTGAAACATCTGGTGGACCTAGTTTACCAAGTGCAATGCCAGGGTCTCCACCTCCAGCTCCGATAGGGTCTGGTGGTAAGCCCTCTGGTTCTTCATTGTTTTAAATAATGCATATTTTGGCTTCTTAGATAGATGTAGTGGAGTATTTAATGGTTTATCTTGAAAAAGAAGCTCAGAGAAAATCTATAAAAAATATTGTAAAAAGACATTTAAATCCAATGAATGTTTTTAGATATTTAGCATTTGAAGATTATCAAGCGATGTATGATGAAATTACATGGATTGATAATAATATGAG